TCGCCCAAGCCGTAGACCTTCCACCAGTTCGCCCAGTACGTCGATGTCGCCGCCTTGACCTGCGCCGCCTCAATGTCATCGCGTATTGTTGTTGGCAGCGCCTCATTGTCCCGGTAGGTAAGCACAAGCAACTCACTGTCTTGCTCGGCTAAGACCTCCGTGTGCGCCCAAAACTCCGACACCGGGTTGAAGTCGATGTAGATGGCTTCGCTTGTTCGGATGGCCAGCTGATGGTACGCCTCAAACTCGATGTTGTTGGCTTCGTTTATGTATAGCACCTGCCGCCGTGCGCCGCGTAACTTAGCCTCCTGGTCTGCACTGAAAAACTCAATCGTGCTGCCATTCGCAAACGTGTAGGTCAGCAGCGTCTTGTTCCAGCCTTCGTCGCGCCAGCGGTTCGTCCACTGCATGACCTTGCCGAAGTCCTTCATAGCGCCACGTCGTAGGTGTGGGATTGATTCAGATACGACGCTGATCTCGGTCTTGGCCTTGGCTGCAATGTGGATCAGGACTGCCAGTATTGCGTATGTCTTGCCAGCACTTGTCCCGCCTTGGATGACTTTCTTTCTGGCCGTCATCCGCCTGATGCGCTTTATCGCGGTGGTGTGATGAAATGCCATTTGTAACCGAGGTGGGGTTCGAACCCACGTTTACAACTTCTGTTTACGGTCGGGGTGCGCACTCCCTAATTGTCGTTTTACCACTTAAACTACTTCGGTTTTTTCTAATATCATTTTGTTGACGTCAACGAAATGGTTTTGTGGCCATGGCAGGATTTGAACCTGCAATAAACCCCGCCATTGGGGTGTGTGTGCCTTTCCACCACATAGCCTTGTAGTCAGGACAGGACTCGAACCTGTATTTGCAGGCCCTTTCGAGCCCGTGGTTACCATTACGCCACCTGACTATTTACACAAATATACACTACTTCTCCCCAATTTCCCCCTTCAGCTTCTCGACGTAGACCGCCGCATCCATCAACTCCTCCTGCAAGTGCTGCAGCCATTGCAGTGGAGAAAGGTCATCGCGCTCCATCGTAGTGCCGTACTTCTCCTTGCCCTTTTCCGCTCTTGTCCTAAGTTGGGCAACAACGGCTTCGGTGATTGCGTCAGTCATTGAATAGCGGCTGCTCGATTTTGACTTCGTTCTGCTGCTTATCGACTAAGCCAAGAACGCGGACGGCGATGCTGGCATTGTAGACACCTGCGCCGCTGCCCTCGATCATGTCGCGGTCACACGTCGCGCGTATGCGTGTTAGTATGTGGGAGAATTTCTTGTGGTGATCGCTCTCCTGCCTCTCGTAATCGCGTAGGTCGTAGCACCTTCCCTGCTCTGCCAAATACCCCTCGAAGCCACGAAACGTCAATGGACGCTCCCTCTCCCGATACGCACTTTGCCCCTCCTTGCCGACAAAATCGTGCTGCAAGTAAGGTCGCTTTTTCGTTTCCTCCTTATACTCGCAAAACGCCTCCCACATTTCTTCGGGCGTTTCAAAAATGGGCGGTCTTCCTGCTTTCTTCATGCCTCCATGTTTGTAACAATGTCAATGATCTTTTCTACCACCGCGACCTTTGCGTGCATTGCGTTAGGCGCTGTGCTTTCTTCCAGCGAGTCCAAGACGTTTGACAGGTTTGTCAACAAATGTCCACGATCCTGCCAGTCGAGTGCGCGTGCGTCCTGCTCTGCTGTGATGTCGGGTTGGTGTGTCATATGTCAGTATCTTTTTTTTTTCTACCCCGCTTGTTTTTTGGTAAATCTATATCGAACCACTTAGCTAAGCGAATAACGCTCGTAGCATGAAAAACAGAACCCGTGGCCGTTACAAAACCAGCATTATTCAAAGCATCCGCCATTTGTTCAAGGGTGCTTGTTGTATGTATTTGTAAATACAATCGCAAAAAACTTGATGCTCGAAGATATTTAGCACCTACTGAATTTGTTTTAGTTGAATCAAAAATAGCTTTCCGCCGTGATTCTCCTGATATCTTGCCTCCCTTGGATGCCACCTCCTTCCCCATGCTCACCGCTCCCGAGTTCGTTCCGTGCTTCGCGATGTAGGACGCTGCCCGATTTTTCATAATTTCAGAAAATGATTTTTTTCGCGTCATGTCAGTCTTCGTTTAGTTCACCTAATTCTCGTAGCTTGTTCCTGCTCCAGCCAAGCGCCGCCTTGCCGCCCCAAAGCAGGTAGCTGATATATCCGCAATCGCTGGTGCTGTCCGCGTTGTCGTAGTACGTTTCTGCGCGCGATAGGTAGCTGTGCATCCGCTTGATTGTTTCGAGGCTGATGCCTTCGCCTTTGGCAAGCTGCTGCGCTCTGACCTTGCCGGTCTGCGTCGCACACTTGTTGCCGTTGCGCTCGTTCAGCTCAATGCCGCGCTTGGCGTTGTTGCGTACACCCTCTCCGTAGTCCGCGTAGGTGTCAGCAAAGGCGCTGCGGTCTGCCTCCCATTGCCTCGCGCAAACGAGGTAGCGCTGCTGCTGGCTTGGGAACTCGCTGGCAGTTTTGTCATCGCCCATGCATCGCTGGATGAAGTCGGTCTTGCTTTCGCTATCTATTGGTTTAGGTAGTGGCATATTGATAAATATCATTAACTCGCAAATCGTGCGCGTGCGTCCATTGCGTCAGCCATCATCTCCTGCAATCGGGAAACCGCGCATGATCCGCACCACCAGTTCGTCCGTCCGTAGCCGTTAGCGTTGGCGACGTTCTCCAGCATCGACACCTCGCCCGGTGATAGCGACATCGTCTGCGATGCATAGTAGCCGTCAAGCTTGTGCTTGACCGATAGCACCTGTAATGCTTCGTCAAGTGTCATTTCTCGGTGAGTTTAATCGTTACGCATGTAAGACCTGCAGCGCTTAATCCGACCGGTATGGCAAGCAGCCAGTGCAGGTTGGAGGCTGTGATGGTCAGGACTACGCCCCACCAAAATGCGAGGCAGGTCAGGCAGGTCAGCGGCTTGCATTTCGCATAGCGGTAGTACCACGCTGGCAGGACGTTATAGCGGTTCATCGCCAAGGAAGTCATAGTGGCCAAAAGCAAGATAGTAATCAGATCCAAGTTCATGTTTTAGTCTTTGTTTGCAGTTGTTGATTGTGTACGAAATTGATCGCCAAGGTATCTTGGTGTGCCGTTCGATGAGTTTTTTGTTGCCCAGTTCAAGCCATAGGAGGAATAGCTGTTTGTCGTATGGGTAGGCACCGGCTTTCGCCCAGCTATCCATGACTTCGAGCGCCCGGTTAAATATCGCATCAGGCCGCTGGTCATACGGCTCATCAGCTGCCTCCAGCTGCTGATCGGCGATTTCTTCACGCAGTTCATTGTGTCTGAAGTCGCGTTGAAATTTAGAGTTGCGACTTCGGTATAGGTTGATCGCCATTCGCACGATGTAGAAGTTGAGGTAGCCTCCAGCGTGCATGGCTTCGATCTTATCGGCTGGCTTTTCATATAATCGGATGACGAGTTCATGTTCGAGGTCAGGCGCAAGGTCATGCGTAGCAAGCTGCCTCGCTATCTGCCGCAGCTTGCCGCTGGTGTACAGCGTTAGTATGATCGTGCGTGCCTCCACATTGGTTGCAAATATACATAGTATCTTTTGGTCTGACGTTGTGCGGTTCGTAGCGCTTAATTTCTTTGAGCCAAGTGTACTTGTTCATGGTCACCTGCAGAATGTAGATGACCTCCAAGCCGTGGTGTACTGTCGAGTAGTGGCGGCGCATCAGCTTGGCTATCTCCATCAGCGTCAATTTCATTTTATGGCGCATGAGGTAAATCAGGCAGTAGCGTGCCTCCGCGACTTCGCGGTGGCGGTCTTGGCTCTGCATCTTACGCAGGCCAACGCCTGTGCGCTTCGTCACCTGCTCCGCGTAGTAGTAAAACTCCCTTTGTCTGTTCATTGGTTGGTGGTTGTTGGTAAAATATCTTTATATCGCTGGTGTATTTGACGTTTGTGATGAACGTCTGAATGACATTCATTGCATAATATTTGTATGTTTTCCTTAGTATCTTGACCTCCGTTGCAGACTTCAATAATGTGATGCGCGACAAGATGCAGTGAAGGATTTAGTTGACTTAACCATTGTTTATCACGACTGCAATTCCAGCAAAAATCACGCATAGATTCATTGACTAATTTAATTAGCTTCTTATGCTCTGCACGATTTTGATTCTTTTCATTTTCAGGTTTTTTAACCCAAGCCAGCCATTTGTCGCATTTTGGACAAACACATTTAGCGTAGTGTGCTAAATTTTCTGTCTTGATTATTTCACCAAGTGTTCCGCATATTTCGCAAATCTTTTGTTCGTCTGTTGTCATTCGTTGGTGGTTGATTTGTTGATTGCTTTGAGAAAGTCATCGAGTGATCGGACGATGAAGTATTTGTATCCGGCGGATTCAATCTGCATCTGCCAAATTTTCTGCGCCACGTTTTGCCGCCCTGTTTCGGTCTTAAACTCCAGCGCTATCATCCCTGTTGGCGACAGGTATAGCATATCCGCGACACCAGCGACAA